TACAGCCGCCGTGTTCAGGGATGTATCCGCTTGGTATCACGTTGTGGTTGCAATGGACACCACGCTTGCAACAGCGACCGACCGAATCAAAATTTTTATCAACGGCGTTCAGCAGACTGTCACGTTTACAGCGCAGCCGCCGCAAAACACTGATGGGCAAATCAACTCCAATATTGTTCACAGAATCGGCTCACTGTCTGGCTCAAACTACCTCGACGGATACCTAACCGAGGTCAACTTCGTAGACGGCCAAGCCCTGACGCCCAGCAGCTTCGGCGAGTCCGACGCGCTCACTGGCGTGTGGAAGCCAAAGAAGTACACGGGCACCTACGGAACGAACGGCTTCTATTTAAACTTCTCCGACCCTTCTGCTGCGTCAGCATCAGCCATCGGCAAGGACTACTCGGGCAACGGCAACAACTGGACGCCGAACAACATCTCGGTGACCAGCGGCGCGACCTACGACTCCATGCTGGATGTGCCGACGCTGTGGGCTGACGGCGGGAACGGGCGGGGTAACTACGCCACGCTGAACCCGCTGAACGCCTTGTTGCCCGCAACATTGTCAGACGGGAACCTCACCGCAAGCGCCGCTGTGGCTGCTTGGAGGACGGCCCTCAGCACCATTCAATTGCCGACCTCTGGCAAATGGTACTTTGAATGCACCATTGGTTCTGGCGGCGTCGGTACTGGTGTCGAAATTGGTTTGGTCAGCTACGACCAAGCAACATACCGCACCTACAAATCGACCGGAACAAAGAACAGCAACAGCGGTGGCGTTGTCACCTACGGTAGTTCGTATGGCGCATCCGCTGTCATTGGTGTAGCAGTTGACGCTGACGCGGGAACGATTGCGTTCTACAACAACAACACCGCGCAGGGCACGGCATTCACTGATGTGACTTCGGCCGCACCAGCGTCTGGCTGGCACCTGGCTGTTCAGGCAAACAACTCCAGCAACCACGCTGCCAACTTCGGCCAGCGCCCCTTCGCCTACACCCCGCCGTCCGGCTTCAAGGCGCTGAACACGGGCAACCTGCCGGAGCCGGTGATTAAGAAGGGCAATGCGTGGTTTGATGTTTCCTTGTTCACTGGAACCGACGTTTCGCAGTCGGTGACGGGCATTGCGTTTCAGCCTGACTTGGTATGGCGTAAAGCCCGCAGCGCGGCTGAAAGCAACCTGCTGGCTGATGCGGTGCGCGGCGCTGGTTTAGCTCTGGTGTCAAACAGCACGGGCGCGGAAGTTTCATCCAACGCCGTTACAGCATTTCAGTCGAACGGCTTTACCACCATTGGATCAAACGGCGTTACCTACGCCGCATGGCAGTGGAAAGAAGGCGCGACCCCCGGCTTTGACATCGTGACGTATACGGGCAACGGGGTTAGCAACAGAACCGTCTCGCACAACCTCGGTGTTACGCCTTCGATGGTGATCGTCAAAGCGCGTGGTTCAGCTACCGATGGTAACTGGCGTGTAAAGCATAAAAATCTTTCATCAAACAACAACCTTGCACTGAATACAACTGACGCACAATTTAACGTGGTTTCCTCCACAAACGGAGGCATCGGAGATCTGTCAAGCAGTAGCACGTTTACGCTGGCAACTGGATCAAGCACAAACAACAACGTAAACCAAAACACTATCAATTACGTCGCCTACCTCTTCGCCGATGTCGCAGGCTTCAGCCGCTTCGGCAGCTACACCGGCAACGGCAGCACGGACGGGCCGTTTGTGTTTACGGGGTTTAGGCCCGCCTACGTCCTTATCAAGCAATCCAACGGTGTTAGGAACTGGGTCGTCTCTGACGCTGCGCGTTCAACCAGAAACGTGGTTAGCGCGCTACTTAACCCCAACGCCTCAGACGCCGAAAACACATCGGTGGCAGAAATGGATTTTCTGTCGAACGGCTTCAAGATCAGAACAAGTGATGGTGGCTACAACGCCAACGGCGGCACCTACATCTTCGCGGCCTTTGCCGAGAACCCGTTTAAACACTCTTTAGCGAGGTAATATGTTTATTCTTAATGGAAAACCTTTAGCTCTAGACGCACCTTTTGAGCACAATGAGATTCAATACCCTGCCAATTGGTTGCGTCTAGCTAGTTCTGAAGAACGTGCTGCCCTAGGCATTACGGAAGTAGAAGATGAACTACAATATGACGACAGGTTTTATTGGGCACCCGAAGTTCCTAAACTTTTAGAAGACCGCGAAGAATTTGACGCAGATGGCAACCCATTGTTTGTTAAGGTTTACGATGCACAAACCCAAACAATGGTAGATAGTACAGAACGCCTTGTTACTAAGGGTCTAAAGTCTCAGTTTATTGCACAAATTAAAGCCATTGCTGCCAGTTTACTTGCTCCTACAGATTGGAAAGTAGTACGTGCGTCTGAGGGTGTTAAACCTGTGGATGCGGAAACACTAGCTTTACGTGCAGCTATTCGAGCAGCATCTGATGCTAATGAAGTAGCTGTTAAAGCATGTACGTCTGTAGAAGAACTAGCTGCTTTAAAACTTATTTGGCCTGACATTAAATAATTATGGTTGAAGAAGTAACTCACGCAGAAATTTACGAACGTCTTGTAGCAGTCGAACTAAAGGTTGATAGCCTTAGTCAACGTACTGAAGACGTTGTAAATGCGTTTAATGCTGCACGTGGGGCGTTTACTGCGTTAGAGTTTCTAGCTAAAATAGCTAAACCTCTACTTTGGATTGCAGGTTTAATTGCAGCTATTGGTGCATTTTGGTCTAACTATAAAGCATAATGGACCCAATAAGCGCCGCTGCTGCAGCGTTTGCTGCTGCACAAACTGCTGTAGCAACAATTAAAAAAGCGCAGGCGCTTGGTAAAGACATCTCCAACATTATTGGAGAGTTTGGTAAGTTCTTTGATGCTAAAGACGTTGTACAAAAAGCAGCAAATGATTTAGGTAAAAAAGGCCAGTCTGATACTAGTAAGGCGCTAGAGATTGTAATGCATGCTGAGCAGTTGCGGCAGTCTGAAGAAGAGTTAAAGCACCTACTTATTTACGGTTACGGTCAAGCTGGGCTTTGGGAACAGCTTCTTTTGGAGCGTAGCAAGATACGTCAAGCTAAAGAACGAGAAGCTAGAGAACTAGAGCGTAAACGTAAAAAAGTAGCCGCCCAACGAATTAACTGGGCAATTGGTATTTTTACCATACTAGCTACAATTACGGTTGGTATATCTGTAATTGTAATGACAATATCAATTCTTAATTCACGAGGTACTGCATGGATTGGTTAAAACAAATTGCTCCGACAGTTGCCTCTGCATTAGGCGGTCCTCTTGCAGGTATTGCTGTATCTGCTATCTCTAAAGCTATTGGTGTGGATGAGGATAAGGTGCAAGATGTTATTAGTAATAATAAACTTACACCAGATCAAATTGCATTTCTTAAACATGCAGAGTTAGAGCTTAAAAAACAAGAGAATGAACTAGGCTTAAATTTTGAAGCACTAGCTGTTGATGATAGAAAGTCTGCTCGTGAAATGCAGGCTACTACTAGGTCACTAGTTCCTCCAGCATTAGCTGGCGCAGTTACTGTAGGGTTCTTTGCTATTCTTGGGGGCATGATGTTTGGTAAAATGTCTGTTGCAGACAATACAGCACTCACTATGATGCTAGGTTCTCTAGGCACTGCATGGACAGGTATCATTGCGTATTATTTTGGTTCTTCTGCTGGTTCACAGGCTAAAACAGAACTACTATCTAAACCAGGTTCTAAATGACACAACTGTCTAAAAACTTTAGTTTAGGAGAACTGTGTAAGTCTGAAGTTGCCATTCGGCGCAACATTGACAACACGCCTTCTGAAAAAGTAAAAAATAATTTACAAATTCTTGTAGACAATGTGCTACAACCATTGCGCGACAAGTTTGGGCCTATGACTGTTACAAGCGGCTATAGAAGTCCCGCAGTCAATACGGCTGTGGGAGGTAGCCCTTACAGCGATCATTGCTTAGGGATGGCAGCAGACATTGAAATTGTTGGTGTTGATAATAAAGTGTTAGCTGAATACATCCAAGACAACATGAAGTTTACGCAGCTTATTTTAGAGTTTTACACAGACGGTGTGCCTGACAGTGGTTGGGTACACGTTTCGTACGATGAAAAAGATTTAAAGTGTAACGTATTACGTGCCGTTAAAGAAAACGGTAAAACTGTTTATCATAAAGGATTTTAATATGCCAATGGCTAAAGGTAAATCTCAAAAAGCAATTAGCAAAAACATCAAAGAAGAAATGAAAAAGGGGAAGCCTCAAAAACAAGCTGTTGCCATTGCTCTAAGCAAAGCAGGCATGTCTAAAGATAAAAAGAAAAAATGAAACTAGTTTATGTAGTGTGGGAAGACGCTACAGAGCTAGATGTAACAGCATGGTCCGAGCACGAAGAGGATTTTGAATACACACCCGTACATTGCAAGCAAGTCGGGTTTTTACTTTATGACGGGCCTGAAGGTATTGTTGTTACTAACGGCGTAATTGAAGACGGCACTGTAGCTCGTCGAAACCAAATACCGAGAGGTATGATTAGGAGAATTGAATGGTTGACCGAACCAAATTCCTCGACGGAAGCGGAAAACGAGTAGTTTTACAACTCTTCAAAGAGTTTGCTCGACCCGACGTTAAATTTAAACCAGTGTACACACTGCAAGAGTGGAAGGATGTGTTTTTAGAGTGTCGTGATCCTTCAGAATACGCCCCTGCACAAGCACTCCTAGGTGATTGGGAACACTGGTTAGAAGTTCGTAATCACCCACTAGTCAAGCCGCACGTAGACAAATGGCAAGCTGAACTAGAAGTTAAACTACGTTCTGAAGCCATTGGACAAATGAAGATGCATGCAAAACAACCTGGAGGCACAGCAGCCGCTAAATGGCTTGCAGACAAAGGGTACGTTGTTGACGGTACTAAAAAGCCTGTAGGCAGACCCAAGAAAGAGGAAGAAGTACCTGCCCCTTCACTAGGGCGCATTGCGGGCGATATGGCTCGTTTAGGCATTGTTGTAGGGGGTAAAAAGTAATGCCGTACATGACAAATGGTAAGCGCGATTATAAAAAGCAATACGAAAAGTACGACGGCAAAGACGACGTTAAAAAAGACCGTGCTAAACGTAACGGTGCTCGTCGCATGCTAGAACGTGAGGGCCGTGTTTCTAAAGGAGATGGCAATGATGTTGACCATAAAACACCACTTAGCAAAGGCGGAAGCAATGCTAAGAAAAACTTGCGCGTCCGTTCTGCATCAGCTAACAAAAGTTTTGCACGTACTAAAACTGGGAAAATGAAATGAAACAAGGTTTATATGCTAATATTCATGCCAAGCGTGAGCGTATTAAGGCAGATAGTGGTGAAAAAATGCGTAAACCCGGTAGTAAAGGTGCCCCCACTGCAAAACAATTTAAACAAGCAGCAAAGACTGCTAAGAAAGCAAAATAATGGCTAAAGATCCCCGACTAGAACGCGCAGGTGTAGCTGGTTTTAACAAACCAAAGCGCACTCCAAGCCACCCAACTAAGTCTCACGTGGTTGTTGCTAAAGAAGGCGACAAAGTTAAAACCATTCGTTTTGGGCAACAAGGTGTATCTGGTAGCCCTAAAAAAGAAGGCGAATCTGAAAGTTATCGTAAGCGTCGTGAATCTTTTAAAGCACGGCATGCTAGTAACATTTCTAAAGGCAAAATGAGTGCCGCTTATTGGGCTGACAAAGTTAAGTGGTAATGACTGAAAAAGAACTAGTAAAGCA